CGAATTGGCCACACGCTACATCGCTGGCACATCCCAATGGGGTCTATTAATTGGCGCACAAGATTCAACCAAGCGACCAATATTCAGCGCATCACAGCCAATGAACTCAGCTGGCGCAGTTGGCACACAGTCACTACGCGGAAACGTAATGGGCCTAGACCTATACGTATCCAACAAGGCCGTATCCACATCCATTGATGAATCAGCATTCATTGTTGTTCCATCAGCTGTTGCAATCTACGAAAGCCCAGTTCTACAGCTTTCGACAAACGTAGTTACAACTGGCGAAATTGAAACAATGCTTTATGGCTACCTAGCCGTTAAAACACTTGTTGCCGGTGGAGTACGTCGCTTTAACCTGACCTAAGTCAGAGTTAGTTAGAAGTGTGGGGGATGCGGCCCTGTGTCCCCCACACACTTACAAGAATTGGATTGAGACATGGCACTAATTACACTAAGCGAGTTAAAAGCCGTACTTGGTATTGGTGACATTTATGCTGATGCAATCGTGCAATCTGTTGCAGATAGCGCCGAAAACATAATTCTTTCGTATTTAACTTTTGATGATGTGTCTATTAAAGGCGTATCACTTACAAGTAATGTGGCTCGCTTTTATTGCTATGACAACACTTTTGTAGTTGGTCAAGCATTAACGGTTAGCAAGTGTGGCGCACCCTTTGACGGATCGCGCACTGTAACAACCGTAGGCAAAGAGGATGGCGTTACATTCTTTGAGGCTGCCATTACAAACGCAAACATAACCAAGCGCTATGTCATACCTAATGGGCGAGCAGTATTAACCAGCCAAGCCACTCTGTATGACACCACGCCAGAAGTCAGAGAAGCTGCTATGGCCGTTGCCTGTGACATCTGGATTACACGTACTGGCACACTTGGCCAGCAAGGTGTGGATTTCCAATCTCCAGCGCCTTACCGTTTAGGTCGCTCAATGCTTACCCGAGTATCTGGATTACTAGGTAAGCACCTAGATACCAGAGGCTACATTGGCTAATCTAGCGACTTACCGTGATGCACTCGCCGCAACTCTTGCAGCTGCCGGGCGAGTAGTTTACGCATACCCAAATGAAAACATTACCCCGCCAGCAATTGTGCTTGTGCCGGGATCGCCTTACATAACAGTAAGTGCCATTGGTGGCGCTCGTTGCAATGTTCGCTTTGACATAACAGTCATTGTCAATGCAGCTGACAACCGCGCTGCTTTGAAAAATTTGGAAACTTTAATTTTTAGTGTTACCGACCTACTAGCCAATAACATCTCGTTTTTGGGTGGATGGTCACAACCCACAGTCCAGCAAATCGGAAACTCCGACATGCTTATCAGCCAACTCAACATCGAGATGGTCACAACCAACTAAGAAAGGCGAACCATGCCAGCAACATATATAACTGGTCGCTCGTTGACTTTATCGATCAATTCGGTGAGTTACGCTGACCAAGCATCAACAGTTACACTTGAAATGGAAAACAACCAGCAGGTGTTGGAAGTTTTGTCAGGTCGCGCTTACAAGACGGTAGACAAGACCGCCACACTAAACGTGGAATTATACCTAGACGATACTTCAAGTGCAGGTATTATTTCAGCGCTTTGGGATGCGGCTAGTGCATCGCCTGACACCTCACTTACATTTAGTTTTGATGTAAACGGTGACACATTTGCTGGCAAGGTATTCCCAGTATTCCCAACCGTTGGTGGCGCGGCCACTGACGTATTGACCACCTCGCTATCTTTTGTAGTCGAGGATGGATCAGTAACCCGAACTTAACCAATAGAACAGGGCAACCATTATGCAATACAACGTAACTACAAAACAGGGCAATAACTACATAGTGAGTGACGAAAGTGCATGGTTATGGATCGAGATCGAAAGAGAACTCGGATACACCGTTAGTCAAGCAGCAGAAAAGATGAGCCAAGGCTCGCTGGATGTTATAACTTGCATGCTTTACAAGGCCGCTAAGGCCCAAGGGCACACCAAGTTACCGAGTCAGCAAGCATGGGTCACCAATGAGTTTGAAACCTTTGAGGTGGTCGAGGAAAGCCCAAAAGAGAACTCGCTGACGGACTCGTCAGAATAGCAGTTGTCACCGGGATACCTTTATCCGATCTGTACCAATGGTCACTCGCAGACATCAACACAGCGATCAAGCTGATACAAGAGAGGAATGGTCATGGCTGACAAAGTAACCGTCAAGATGACCCCTGACTCTCGGGATCTTAAATCGCTTTACAAGGCATTTCGTGAAATGGATGAGGGCGCAAAAAAAGCACTCAAAGACGATGTGACATCTATTAGTGCATGGTCGGCAACCGAACTGCAAAGCAGCTACACGTTCAACCCATTACCAGCTCAAGCCCAAAAAGTAGCGGCTACAATCCGAGCCAACAAAGATCGGATACCTAACGTCACAATCGGTGGCAGTAAAGGTCGATTTAGTGGTGGCGCAGTATCTGGCCAAGTTTTGTTTGGTTCAGAATTTGGTGGCCCAGCACCTTTTGAAAATGGTGGTCGACGTTTTCCTGATCGCTCACCTGCCCAAGGTCGAGGCAACGAGGGCTACGGAATCTTTAAGGAATTAAAGCGCATCCAGCCAACTTTGACTGCCCGTTGGAAAGAGGCAGTTAGAAAACGAGTTATAGAAAAGTGGTCGGACAATGGCTGATGTGAGAACCCTCAAACTTAATTTGCTTGCCGATGTTGATCAATTTGGGCGAAGCCTAAACAAGGCTGATAACGACACCAAAGGATTTGCCAATAGTGTTAAAAAATACGGCAAGATAGCCGCAGCCGCTTTCGTAGTTGCTGGCGCAGCTGCTGCCGCCTATGCGGTCAAGATTGGTATTGATGGCGTTAAAGCAGCCATTGAGGATGAGCAGTCTCAAAAACTATTAGCGCAAGCCCTAAAAAACACAACAAACGCTACCGATGCACAAATTGCATCCACCGAGGAATACATAACAAAACAACAATTACTTTTTGGTGTAGCCGATACTAAGTTGCGCCCGGCACTGGCAAACTTAGCCAGAGCCACTGGTGATGTAGGCAAGGCTCAAGAACTAACTAACCTTGCATTAGACATTGCAGCTGCTACTGGCAAAGACCTTGAAACCGTATCGTTGACTTTAGGCAAGGCTTATAACGGCAACTTCGGTGCATTAACCAAGTTGGGCATACCGCTTGATGAAAACATAAAGAAAACCAAAGATTTTAATTTGGTGCAGGATGAGTTAACAAAGTTATTTGGTGGCGCTGCTAAAGCCAATACTGAAACTTATGCTGGCCAATTAGCCATTGTCACTGAACGCGTAGGCGAACTTAAAGAATCTATTGGTGTGGCTTTATTGCCAACTCTGAAAACCTTGTTAGAACAAGTCAATCAAGTTGCACAAGGTTTTAGTGGCGAGGATCCAAATGGATTAAGCGCCAGAGCAATCGAATTGGGGGCAAGTGTTGGCGATTCTGGCGCTTACAGCCTTGGAACATCCTTAAAAGCATTAAGCGATGCTTTAGGAAAACTATTCTCAACTATTACCGCCGATGGCGATCAATCCTCCAGCTCACTTGAATCACTTGCAAGTGCTTTAGTTTCGGTGGCCAATGGCATTAACGCAGTAGCAAATGCCTACAAGAAAGCCCGAGATTTGGGTGGCAAAATTTTAGACTTTATTAGCATTGATCCGGGCGAAGGTCCAAAGTTTGCTGATTCTCGTTTAGGCAAGGCACTCGGTTACACATCACGCGCAGCTGGTGGCCCAGTATTTGCTGGCCAAATGACAAGGGTCGGCGAGTTTGGCCCCGAAATGTTTGTGCCAAGTGGCTCGGGATCAATCAGACCGGACAATGGATCTGGCCAAGGCGTGACCATAATCATGAACGGTGTTATTGATGGTGAGTCTGCTAGACGTAGCATTGAACGTCTATTACAAGACTCATCACGCCGTACAGGGGCTATTAACCTAGTCGGGGCTACATTGTGACCAGTTACGATCCATACCCGACTGTGACCTTTGCAGGGGCTACAACCTACGCTGACCAGACCATCTCATCTATCTCAATCCGCTCTGGCCGTAATGACGTGACACAACAACCACAGCCCGGGTTTGCATCCATAAGCCTTTGGACAGATGCCAGTGAGCCATTGGCAATTGCTTTAAGCCAGTCAGTATCAATTTCTATTGACAAGGGAACATCAGGCACACAGGAAATCTTTGATGGCATTATTTCTGACATTGACATAAGCCTGCAAGCCTATGGATCAGATGGCAGTATTGCCGTTTACACAATCACAGCCGTTGGCCCACTTTCACAGCTGAGCAGATACCTTGTTGGTGGCGCTGGCTACGCTCAAGAATTTGACGGTACAAGAGTCTTAAACATTCTTAGTGAAGCATTTCTGCAATCATGGTCAGACTTAGGACCTACTTTAACTTGGAATGACTTACCTACTGAAACAACATGGGCAAGTTATGACGCATTGAATGTGGCATTAGTTAATAACCTTACAGCCAATGTAGATGTGCCGGGACAATACGAATTAGCCGCTTACGCAGCTGCCGAGGATGATGCCTACACACTTGCAACCAATGCAGCCAACTCTGGTCGCGGTGTGCTTTGGGAGGGTGGAAACGGTCAACTTTATTATGACGATTACGCAAGCCGAGCCAGTGCTATTCCTTTAGTGCTAACAGCAGACGATATTCTTGCAAGAGGCTTACGCACAACTGCCCAATGGGGCGAAATTGTAAACGACGTGAATGTTGTTTACAGTGCAGGAACAGAGACAGCCCGAGATGAAAACTCAATTATTCAGTACGGCCAACTTACTGGCTTACGTACAACACAACTCAAAAACGCCAGTGATGCACTCATACAGGCTAATGACTTTTTAGAATCTCGGGCATACCCGAGAATGTACCCAGAAACAATTACAATCCCGTTGCACTCGCCAACTGTAAGCGATGCCACTAGGGATGCTTTAGCAGCTGTTTACAACGGCCTACGGGTTAGCACAACCGCCTTGCCAGCAGTCTTTGGAACTACCTTTGACGGCTTTGTAGAGGGCTACACATGGAACTTGACCAGATACACCGCCGAACTTGCCCTGACCTGCTCGGCATACTCTGAAACTTATTTGAGTATTATCTGGGATCAAATACCACCAACCACAACTTGGGCAGGGTATACTCCAAGTACACAAGAATGGGATGATTTATAATGGCAACAACAACGAATTACTCGTGGTCTACTCCCGATAATACATCGTATGTTAAGGATGGGGCCCAAAGTATCAGAACTCTTGGCAGCTCTGTTGATACAACCTTATTTGGTATAACTGGTGGCAAAAATGTGGGTTATGTGCCACTCAACACAACCTCATTCACATCATCTACTTCAATTATTGTTTCCAATGTGTTCAGCAGCGCATACGCTAATTATGAAATTTTGGTTGATTACATTGGAGCAGGTAACGCATCAGGAAAAATTGTTTTGCGTGATGCTGGTGGAGATATCTCTGGTGCAAATTATCAAACTCAAAGACTTGATGCACTTGGTACAGGTATATCTGGCTTTAGAGATGTAAATGCAACTACTGGTCAATTTCCTGATTATGGACAAAATCGAAGCGCATTACAGGCCAAAATCTACGCACCTAATTTGGCACAACCTACACAATGGCAAGCCTCTGGAAGTTACAATGCAGCGACAACACAACCTGCAATTAATTTTGCTTTTGGTGTTTACACCGCTAACACGGTAGCGACAGGTTTTAGACTTTCATCATCAGCAGCATTAACAGGAACTTTGACAGTGTATGGATTGAGGTCAGCATAAATGGAAACCGAAACTGTTTTGTATGAAACTGAAATAAACGCCGAAACAGGTGAAACAACTGTACGAGAATTGACAACCGAAGAGGTTGCAGAAGTTGTTGCAACACAGGCTGCTTATGAATCCGAACAGAACGCAAAAGCAAAGGCAAAGGCATCAGCATTAGCCAAACTTAAAAAACTAGGATTGACAGCAGCTGAAATAGAAGCTTTGTAATGTCATTTCTAACATGGTTTGCACATAGCCCAATTGCCTCATTTGTAAAGGTATTTGGCGCAGGTGTGCTTGGTTGGTTGCTTGTTAATGCAGACACTTTAGGCATTCACCCGGCACTAACCATTGGCCTTGTATCAGCATTACCAATCATAATTAACTGGCTTAATCCAGAGTATGACAATTACGGCAGGGCCAACCTAGATGAAGCCGATTAGATTAGGAATTGTCACATTTCCTTACGGGGCTAAATACCGTAATGGCACACTTCACAAGGGCATTGATTACCGCGCATCAGTAGGCACATCTGTCTACGCAGCTGTGGGTGGGACAGTTGTACACGCTGGAAAACACATCTACAAAAAAGGCTGGGGCTTTGCTTTTGGCTTGCACGTAATCGTAGACAATAACCGCTTTCCAGACGGCACTGCAGGCCTGTGGGCTGGTTACTGCCATCTATCCAAGGTTGGCGTACAAGTTGGCCAGCGCATTGCCAAGGGCGATTACATTGGGCTTAGTGGCAATACAGGTCGAAGCACAGGCCCACACTTACATTTCCAAATACTTTCAAGCCGTACATGGAATCCAATCAAACACAAGAATCCCCAGAAGTGGCTAGACGCATGAGCCAATACATTAGCCGCAAATCTGATGCCTCATCAAAGATACCTACACAAACACTTAAAGCTGACGTCTGGACTGCCTTAGAGGTAGACGGCCTAATAACTGTTATTCCTAATGCCGATTCTGTTGCCGGGGCATTATTCGCCGCTTACCTTAACATCAAAACACCTAAAATCGGTGGGGCTACTGAACTTACAATCCGCTGGACACGCGATCCACAAGGCATCAGAGACTCAACTGGCTACCAGACTATAAGCCTTAAAAAAGGCGCTACTACCTTTGTAAAGGATGTCTGGCTATTCCAATCAACTAAAGGCCAGCCAGTTTCATTCATGCTTAAGGCAAATGGCAAGGCCGTAATAACTACAAGGGAAATTAAGTTGGCCATCTCATGACACAGTTAATCAATGCCGGGCAACTGGCAGCAGCTCTTATTGCGATCCTGACCCTTGTAGGAATGCTGGTCAAATGGGGCATAGTTAAACCCATAAAGGCTTACATAGACACTATGACTTATGCCATCCAGCCCTATGCCAATGGCGGAAAATCCTTACCAGACTTGATAAATAAGGTTGATGCACTACATCTTGTGGTCCAAAACCACATAGACACAAGCCACAACACGCCAGTATTCTCAAAGTGCTTGTGCGAGTCCTGTATCACGTGCTAAAACTATTTATGTAAGCGCCAAGGCTTACAACTAAGAATAGGAAATCAGGGCATGTTAAACACATACAAAATCTATGACACTATTTTTGTGGCATCAGATACGCACGACATTGTAATAATCGAGCAAAACATCAATAACAATTGGGACGTATTTGTTCCC